TGCAGCTATTGTAGTGCCAGATCGCTGTGGTCCTGTGACGATGATAGGGTGGGTCATAAATTAGCGTCCAGTTCGAGCACGTCTACGCAGTTGGTACTCTGACATACCTTGCTGACGAAGCTCTTCTTTAGTTTGTTCAGCTGCTTGACCAGTTTCTTGTAGGGTTTTGCCCGTAGCTGCTGTTGTAATAACGTCCAATGCTTGATAACCAGCCATACCAGCGGCTAAAGGTGCAGCAACCGCCCCAACCACTGGTTTAAGAACCATTTTACCTGCTTCTGGTACAAGTTTTACAGCCATTTTACCTAGTTGTTCAACGGCAGCACCGACAACTGCACCAGTTCCGGCTTGAACTGCAGCCTGACCGTATTGACCTTGACGTGCAAGTTTAACTGATTCAGAATCTACAGCTGTTAAAACTCCCATACCTGCGCCCAGGGGATTACGTGTAACCATTTCGTATATCTGTTCTGCAAAAGGTAGTCCTCCATACAATTTATAGGGGTTAAACGGTTTACCTTGAGCAGCACGTCTTGCGGATTCTTGTTGAAACCAAGCTTGACCTTCAACTGATTGTAAAAATTTCTGCATACTAGCTTTAGGATCAAACCTCATTGAACCTGCTTTTGCAAAAATTTTAGGTATTGGAGTTTTTTCAGTTGCTTTTCTAATCTCTTGAATCTCTTCCATTGTAGCAGTAGGATCTACAATTTCAGAATAACCTAAATCAGTAAAAACTTGACGTTGGCGTTGTACTTGAGGGGTTGCTGTAGTCTCTTGAAAACGTTGCTGTTGTTGTACAATAGGAGCAATAAGTGCTTCAGCTTGTTCAGCCGCACTAGCTTGCACCATCCGTGGATCAGCCCCTAATTTATCAGCTAAATTTTGTCCAGCTCTATGCAAATATGGGAAATCTTCTGGTGTAATGATACCAGTGCCCTCAAACACTGAACCTTTAGCACCTTCTCGACCAATATGCCAAAGCTCATCAAAAGCCCCTGTCGCATTTAGGTTAGCTTGTCCATTACCAGGACGTGCTCCAGTTGCATCAAAAATACGTTCTTTTGTTTCTAACCATACATCAACAGGTGTTCTAATGCCAAGGTCACCACCAGTACGGCTAGCAATCTCATGATGTAGGGGAATTTTGTTAATATAGCCCCAACGACGCATAAAAGTGGCTTCTGTTTTACGAATAGCTGAAATTAATTCAGCATCCGGCATATCAGGTTTTGCCAGAATATTTTGATATACTGACGGATCCCAGGCAAAAGCAGCTCCGAAACGACGCCATTTTTTTAGGCTATTGATGTCTCCACTGGGTAGTTTTTGACCAGCCTTTTGGGCTGCTTCTAATCTATCTAGCTGTGCAACAATTCTTTGACGTACAATTTCATACGCTACTTTTTCTTCCTGGTTCATTTGATGTGTGATAAAATAAGTTTTTCTCTAGGCGTATGCCCAAAAGTCTGCCTCATCCACGTGAGCCAGTTATTCGTTCCTTTGTTCTGATTACATTTCCTGCAGGATGGTACCAAGTTTCTCGTTGTCGTTTCTCCTCCATAAAAACGAGGTATAACGTGATCAAGAGTAAGTTCATGTAGTTCATAATGTTCTCCACAATAGACACATTGACAGTTGAAGTGTTCCTTGATGGCTTGACGCCATAGCCGTTTCGCTTCAGGGCTAGTCATGGTTATTAGATTTTGCAGGTAGTGATCAGGACTGGGAAAGAGCGGGGTCATGCTTTACGACGTTTACCAACGCGGGCTCTATTTTTAGATGCAATTTCAAGGGTTGTAGATCCATCTTTTTTGTGAGATACATCTTTACCATCTCCATTACCATAGGTGCCACGTTTACGATTCTCTTTGTTGAGTTCGGTACGTTTCCGTATTTGTAAGGCGCTGCTATCATACTTCTTTTGGTATGATTTGTAGTTACCGTTGGCGTATTTTGGTCCGCTGTACTTAGACTTTCGGGCCATACAACCTCCGCTGTACTAGTTCTGGATCAACTGTTGGCATAATAGATACCAACTTATCAAGTGGATTACCTTCAAAGGCAACACCGCTGATGTCATTTTTGGCTAGCCAGTCACACGCAGCCTTAAGGTCTTGCGTAGAAGCTTCACCGCTTTTGATTCGATTGAGGAACTCGGTTGTGACGAGGTTGTGAAGCTCGTTAAACTGATCCTCAGTTGCTTTTTTCTTAGCCATTTCGCATTACGATTTGGTCTAGTTTGTTTTCAATACGGACCATGTGATCTTCCATACGCTGCAAACCAGCGTTAAATTCTACCTTATCAACGTAATTAGTAGCAATGCGGAGTTCAACACCGTCTACACGGCGATCCATAGTAGTTATTCTAGAGTGGACTTGATTTATTCGGTTGTGTAGGCGGTTTGTTACTGCTGCTAAACCGGCGATAACGGCTACAACAGCTGATACAGCAGCTTCCATTATTTGTTAAAAAGGTCGTTAGGAGGCACTACAAGCGGCTTGTAGGTGGGTAAAGT